CCGCCTACGAGATGTTCCCCGTCGAGGAGAGCGTCATCGTGGAGTGGATGCGCCTGATCCAGCAGGAGCTCGGCCTTCTGAAGTCCCTCATGAAGTCGGACAAACAGAGGTACAAGAACCTGCCGGAGTAAAGGCGCGAGCATAGGTTTCGTGCTACATTTTGTTTGTCTTGTTTCGGCGGCGAACTGGTGGCTCCGCTCTCCTAATGCGACGAACGCGACCAACTTCACCAATGTCAACAGCAACGGCAACGCCAACAACAACAACGCGAACAACTCGAATGGCGTGGCCTTCGGATCCTGCACACAGATCAGACTGAGTAACCCGGAAGGGCGAAAACCGAGTCCGTGCAGAAGGAGCGCGAAACCTTCCTGAAAGGGTAAATATTTACCTCGATGCGACCGGCCGGACGCTTCTTGCATGGCGGGGCTCTGATGCTGGCCCCGTTTCATGGCCGTTGTCGCCAGCAGTCAGCTCAAGCATCAAATCCCTACTGTACGAGGTAACCCTATATGACCAGCAACGAGAGACGCGAAAAGCGATACCAGCGCCGGAAGGCCGCCAGAGCCGCGAAGAAGCGGCAAGCCTTCGGCGACTGCAACGACTTCGACAAGGTATTCACATACCGGCATTTGTTCGAGGCGTACAAGAAAAGCAAGCGCGGCGTCAACTGGAAGGCGAGCACGCAGAAGTTCACGGCCACGGCCGGGAGCCAGCTGTTCAAGCTCTACACGACGCTGCACAATGGAGAGTACCGGAGCCCGGGCTTCTATGAGTTCAACATCTTCGAGCGAGGCAAGGCGCGACACATCCGGAGCGTGACGATCGACGAGCGCGTGGTGCAGCGATGCCTATGCGACGAGAGTCTCGTCCCTCTGATGACCCGCACCTTCATCCACGACAACGGTGCCTGCATGAAGGGCAAGGGCTACGACTTCGCCATCAACCGACTGAAGTGCCACACGCAGCGACACTTCAGAAAGTACGGCGCGGACGGGTACATCCTCCTCTTCGACTTCTCCAAGTTCTTCGACACCCTCCCGCACAAGACTGTGCTCGAGAAGGTCGACAAGGAGCTGGAGGATCCAAGGCTGCGGAAGCTCACGCACCATTTTGTCGAAGCCTTCGGCGACGAGGGCCTCGGCCTCGGGAGTCAGATCTCTCAGGTGCTCGCTCTGGCGAGCGCCAACAAGCTCGACCACTTCGTCAAGGAGGTGCTCCGCGTCAAGGGCTACGGCCGCTATATGGACGACGGGTACCTGATCCACCAGAGCAAGGACTACCTCCGGCACTGTCTGGAGGAGATCAAGAAGGTCTGCGACGAGCTCGGGCTGCATCTGAACCTGAAAAAGACGAGGATCGTCAAGCTGAAGGACGGCTTCACCTTCCTGAAGGTCAAGCACTACCTGACCGACACCGGGCGAGTCGTTCGGAAGATCCCGCACGATGGCATCACCAGAATGAGGCGGAAGCTCAAGAAGCTCAAGCGGAGAGTCGACGCCGGGCTCATGGATCTGAAGGACGTCAAGCAGGCCCTTCAGTCGTGGGCTGGCCACACTCTGAAGTTTGACGCATACAAGACCCGCATGGCCATGTATGCACGCTTCGCAAATCTTTATTTTAACGGAGGTACAGCGCTATGTTCTACAAAATCATGCAAGGCAACACCGTGATCGACGCGATCGCGGGCGTCCAGTATGTTGTATTTCAGGAGCGGAACCGCCTGAACATCATCGGCAAGAAGGCCGAGGCGTTCGGCATCATGTCCTCAGACATGAGCACGATCTGGCACGTCGAAGGGCTCGCAGAGATCCCTGCCGGCGCTGAGTACCAGACCGTCGTCATGGTCGAGATCACTGAGGAGGAGTATGACGCCCTCCGCAAGCAGCTCGAGACCGGTGACGTCGTCGAGGATCCTGAAGAAGAACAGCCGCCCGAAGAGGGCGAAACCGAGGAGCCGGAGGTCGTGATGTCTCCGACCGAGATGCGGCTCCGCATCAACGAGCTGACGGCTACTGTGGAGGCCCTGACAGCCGAGAAGGACATGCTCATGGAGTGCGTCCTCGAGATGTCGGCGGTCGTCTATGCGTAGTCTTTTGCTATTTCTACTCGGGAAGGAGGTGCAAGAAATGATGGCTATGTTGTGGGCTCAGCAGATCATGCTGGGGAAGAAAACCTTCGCGCAGGTTCCCCGTCTGCTCAAGGACAAGGTCAGGGAGATCCTGATCGACAGCGGCATGGAAGAACTGACCGCTGAAAACTAAACCACGGAAGGAGCGCGAGAGGTATGAACGCACCAGAACTGATCGATCGCCTCTGCGCGGTGGTGGAAGCTCAGGCCAAGATCATCCGGGAGCAGGGCCTCTTTATTGAGAACCAGCTCGCCGTCGATGACGAGGTCAAAAAACAATTTGCAGCACAACGCGACGACGTTGACGAGGAGCTCGATCTCATAGAGGTCGGGCTCCGTCCGTTTCACAACACCGGGCTGCGGAAAGGAGACGACTCATGCTGGAATTGACTCTCGGCGAGGTCATCGTGATCATCGCCACAGCCTTCGGCATCCCGACCGCCTTCACCGGCTTTTGTGTCTGGCGCCTCGAGCGCAAGATCGCAAAACGTGAAAAGCTCGAGGAAGAGCGAGAAAAAGCTCGCGAGCAGAACGAGCTCTTCATGATCAAGGGAACCAGCGCGGCGATCGCGCTCGGTGAGGCCACCGCCAGAGCCGTGCAGCGCATCCCGGACGCACACTGCAACGGCGACATGCACGCCGCTCTGGAGTATGCCACAAAAGTGAAACACGAGCAGAAGGACTTCCTCACCAAGCAGGGCATCCACGCCCTTTACGAGTAAAGGAGGCGCCACCAATGGCAAACAAAAAAAGCAGCCGGCTCAAGCTCTGGTGGCGGAGACTGAAACGCCGCCGGGCGAAGCTCAAGGCTGCAAGAAAACCGAAGGAGATCCGCACCATGGACGTGATCCTCGTGATCATCGCCGTCCTGCTGATCACCTTCACTGTCGAAATGATCAGGATCTTCAGAGAGACCGGGATGATCCCGGACACTCTCTGCACCTGCGTGTTCGCTGCCCTCGGAGGAGAGTGCGGCGCGATGGCGTGGATCAAGACGTCCAAGGAACGCCGGCAAGACCGCAAGTGGATCCGAGAGGATCAGGATCGCGACGAAAGGCTTCAGAACGAAGCCGAAACAAAGGAGGATACACATGAGCCTTAAAGGAACAACCAACGCCCAGAAGATCTGGAACTTCTTGATCGAGAAAGGCCTGAGCCCTCACGGGGCCGCTGGCCTCATGGGCAACCTCTACGCAGAGAGCGGGCTCGTCCCGACTAATCTGCAAAACACATACGAGAGGAGCCTCGGCATGACTGACGTCCAATACACGGCAGCAGTCGACGCCGGCACCTACACGAACTTCGTGAAGGACTCCGCCGGCTACGGCCTCGCCCAGTGGACGTACTGGTCGCGCAAGCAGGCCCTCCTGAACTACGTCAAGAGCGCCAAGGCTTCCATCGGCGACCTCGAGACGCAGCTGCTCTTCCTCTGGAAAGAGCTCAGCGAGAACTATGCCAGCGTGCTCAAAACACTGAAGAGCGCTACCAGCATCAGAACAGCCTCCGACGCCGTTCTGACGAAGTTCGAGCGCCCTGCCGACATGAGCACGGCCGCGCAGGTGAAGCGCGCAGGCTACGGCCAGACCTACTACGACCAGTATGCAGGCACCGACGCAAAGGTTCCGACCGCCGCGTCTGGCTCCTGCACTGCCGCGCGTCTGCTTGAGATCGCAGCGGCCGAAATCGGCTACAAGGAAAAGGCCAGCAACAGCAACCTCGACAACGCAACGGCAAACGCCGGCTCTGCGAACTGGACGAAGTACGCCCGCGACCTCTACGCCGCCGGCTACTATAACGGCAACAAGAACGGCTTCGCGTGGTGTGACGTGTTCGTCGACTGGTGCTTCTATAAGCTCGCGGGATGCGACGCTAAGAGAGCGCAGGAAGTCGAATGTCAGACCGGAGAGCTCGGCGCCGGCTGCAAATACTCGCTGGAATACTACAAGAAGCAGGGCCGCTTCTTCACGAGCAACCCGCAGCCCGGCGATCAGATCTTCTTTACCTCCGGCGGCTCTATCAGCCACACCGGCATCATCGAGAGCGTGAACGGCTCCACGATCGTCACGATCGAGGGCAACGCCAGCGATCAGGTCAAGAGGATCAACCGCAAAATGAACGACGGCTACACCTACGGCTTCGGCCGTCCTAAGTTCGACGCCGCTCCTGTTCCCAGCACCAACCCGGGAACGAGCACCGGCGGATCCGCGCAGGGCATCAACGTCGCAGATCTGAAGGTGGGCGACATCGTCACCTTCACCGGCAAGACCCACTACGCGAACGCGAACGCGGCAAGCGGCCCCGCCTGCAAGCCGGGCAAGGCCAAAGTCACGGCGATCTACAAGACCGGCAAGCACCCGATCCATCTGATCGCTGTCTCCGGAGGCGGCTCGACCGTCTACGGCTGGGTAAATACTGCCGACATCACCGGCAAGGCGGCAAGCCAGAGCACTGCTGCAGCATGGACTCCGAAGGTGGGCGACATCGTCGTCTACAACGGCACGAAGCACTACATCAGCGCAAACGCCACGGCAGCGAAGAGCTGCAAAGGCGGCAAGGCAAAGATCACCCAGATCTACCAGCTCGGCAAGTCCAAGCACCCGTACCACCTCGTCAGAGTCTCCGGCTCCGGCGCCACGGTCTACGGCTGGGTAGATGCCGGAACCTTCAGCAAGGCGTGATCGCCATGCTGGAGAACATACTGAACGTGGCCGGGCTCCTTCTGGGGCTCGGCTGCACAATTATCTGGATCATCGCCCTCGTGCGGAGCGACGGGAAGGGTGACTGCGGCCACGACTGCGAGAGCTGCCCGTTCCCGTGCGAGGAGCACAACAACAAATAGGAGGACACGACCATGAACGTGATCAACTTTATCGTCCAGAACTGGGACTTCATCCTTCTGATCGTCGTCGCTGTGGCGGCGATCATCTTCGCCATCTTCAAGGGCAACAAGTCCGTCGTGATGCGCATGCTCTACTCCCTCGTGACTGAAGCAGAGCAGATCTACGGCGCCGGCACCGGCTCTCTGAAGCTGGCGGCCGTCATCGACGCGATATACCCCAGCCTGCCCGCAGTGATCAAGATCTTCATCACCGACGAGACGCTCGTCAGGTGGGTGGAGACCGCACTGGAGACAGCCAAGGAAGCGTGGAAAAAGAACGCCGCGCTCGGTGAATATGTGAAGAAGCCCGCCACGGGCGCCCAGAATGACGCACAGAGCGTCGAAACGGCTCAGGCCGAGTAAATCTATACACAACAAACAAAGCCCACCCAGCGGCCGCTATGGCCGCCCGGTGGGCTTTTTCTTTTTTCTGCCGTTGTTTACCTCACGGCAGTCAGAGGCAGGAGCAGGACGAACATGGTGCTGCATACATACAGCGCCGGGTGTTCGTTTACTCCTCCGATGGTGGAGCCGAGGGGAGTCGAACCCCTGTCCGAAAGCAACTTGG